ATCTGTCATCTCTCTAGCACGGTCGTCAAAACCCAGCGAGGCCAATGTGCGTGATACACCAAATATCTTTTGCTGGACAATTCCGATAATGCCATCGATCGCAGTGGCTACCGAAACAATTATATTATCAAACGTGCGGCCTACTACATTGGCCATGGTTTGAAATACAAGCTGTACAGTAGGAGAAATAAGCTTAAATTTCTCGACGGCCGTGGCCACGAAGATGTCGACTAGACTGAGCATTTTAATGGTAAGGTTGCGCACTATCTGCGTGACATCAATTCGCAGCTTGTCAAAAAATGCAATCATCAAAGTTATGCCTAACTTGAGGTTGGCCGGACCTCCGACGACAAACTGCTCCCACAAAAACTTAGTCCACTTCACAATGTTATCTATGGCGCTGCCCCAAGCACCCTCAAACACTGCCGCGCCGCCGCCTGCCAAAGTAACGGCCGACTTTATTTGCATGAACATTAAACGGATGTCGTCCAGCGCTCGATGTATTGTATCTAGCACGGCCGCAGTGCGTTTCTGCAACAGAGGGTTGCGGGCCATCTCTCGTATGTTTTCCGTGGCCGCCTTAGTAAGGGCGCGCAGGGTGGGCTCAAGTTCCGCGCCTATTGTTAATTCCAAACCCTCATAGGCCGACTTCAATGCAAGCGAATCGCCGTGCAGTGTGTCTATACGCCTGGCCTGCTGCTCGTATGCAATATTCGATCCAGTGAGCTGGCCTGTAAGTTTCCCCAGCGCATCTCGATTCTGGATAAGAGTCTTTGCTGCTGCTAAGTTTCTGCGGCCGAATAGTTTGAGGGCCGCACTGCCCTGGTCCAGCCCTGCGTTGGCTAGGTTCTCAAGTGCTTGCGAGAGGCCGACCACCTCCGGCTTAAAGGAATCCTTGCCCGACGCGGTAAGCGCGAGTAGAACACCGCGCATCTGCATGCCGGCCTCGCTACCTTTCAATGCCCTGGTAGACAGTAGCTGAAGCGCTGCGTTTGTTTGCTCGAAGCTTAGGCTGGCCTGCGAAGCAATAATACCAACCATCTTCAACGACTCGGCCATCTCACCTACAAGCGCTGCACCTCGCTTCGAGCCGGCTGCCAGTACGTTGATAAACCTGGAGGCCTGGTCCGCACCCTCGCCGAATTGGTTTAGTGCCGATGCCATAGCGTTTGCGGCAGAGGGGAGGCTCTCACCTGTTGCCTCTGCCAGTGCAATGGCTTCCTCAGTTACGAGTGACAGCGCATCCACATTCTCAAGCAAATCAGGCTTGGCTGATGCAATGACTTTGAATGCTTCGGCAGCCTGCGTGGCCGACAGAGTTGTCGTCTCGCCGAATTCTTTGGACTTCCTGCGTAAGAAGTCGAGGTCCTCGCCTACGGCGCCTGTGATAGCACTAAGATCGGCAACGGCCTGCCCAAAGTCTTTAGTGCTTCCTACCAGCGACTTGGCGGCAAACACTCCGGCCAGTGCTAAGGCAGCTTTGGCAGCGGTTTTGAAGCCGCTACCCATCTTCTTTGAGTCGCGTGCAGAGGACGCGGCCACCTGCTTAGACTTGCGCTTAATAGAATCGAGCGCGGCGCGTACTTTAGACGCACCTATCTTGGCCGTCTGCGAACCGATGCCAATATCAATGTTGCGTTGTAAATCCATTATCTACGCCTTTTCCCTTGTAACTTCTTCTTCAGCCTGGCCTTCTTGGTAGCAATGTCTTGCACTACTGACCAAACAGCGTCATCCGAAGCAAGCATGAATTCCGCAAACGACTCTTTGTTAGGCACCGAAAACAATCTTACATAGGCCTCAATTTCTAAGAGCGTTATGTGCTCGTGATTCCTTGCCCTCCACAGTTTCCCAAAGGCTGCAAAAGTATCTTGCAAATGTGCATGTATACATGGCCTATTCGCCGCCGGAGTTACACCAGGATTTTCTTCCTCTATTGATTCGAAGAAGGCCTGTTGCTTCAAACTCCATCTTGCATGGTATCCGACGACGTCTCGGAGTTTCCCAAGTCTTCCTCCAGTGCTTCTAGCCTGTAGTTCTCGAGGTTTTGACTTTCGAGCATTACAACTTCTTTGAAGTCGGCCAACCGAGTGTCGCTTAACAATTCCAAGGCCTTCTCTTTCGAATACTCGACGACCTCGCCTTCTAACTTGAGGTTCTCCCATCCGAGCAATAACGTCTTGGCCATACACCTTGCTAGTATCTCCTCTGCCTGAGCTGTGGATACACCCTTGCGGCCTGCCTTGCGTACATAAGGCTCCATTAACCTGGCCTGCATATCCCTAAACTTGGGGTTATTGTACCGCGCTATGGTAAGCACAGTCTCATCTTCCCAAGGCCTAACCTCCGCTCCGTTTAACTCCCTCTCCGGGTCCACTGCTAAATTGATGAGGTCCATGTATCTCTCCTTTAGTTGGCACCTACTGAAAAATTATTATTAGGCTCTGTCGATCCTGGCCATTATCCCCTGTGTCGCATGCATAATTGCTTCAAACTCGAGGTCGGCCGTAATCTCGTCGTCGTTACCAACACCAGTTACATCACCATTCGTGTAGTAAACATTTGGCAGCGAGATCATATAGCCTGCGCCGTTAACATCCTCAATAGCTACGTTAATTGCAGAGGCCGTGTGATTGAGGTACTTATTAAACATTACCTCATTTTCAAACAGCACAGACATACTGCCAGTCACATTGAATCGGCCTACACCAATCTCCACCGAATCCACCGAGCCCACGCCGTCGACGCCGCGCAAGTTATTGGCAAACTCAATATCGAGTTGCTGCACATACACACCAGCGCCAAGTACTGCGCCGCCTTCCAATATCCTGGCCACGTTTGCACTTGCATTCAATACAGGTGCGGTAGTCGCCGCGCCGTATGCACCCGAACCTGCTGTCGTGGCCGCTATGGATCCGCCCTTGCCCATAAAGGCAAACGACCCGGTAACCTTTTGCCTGCTCTGTACGCTTAGAGAGAGGGTATCAACACGACTGCCAGGTACTGCATAGTATTGCGTGATATCACTAAAGAATTTCTCGAGCGTGAACGACTTTTTGGTTGTGCCGTTTGCCAATGTGGAGTCGGTAATAGTAATTGTGTCTCCAACCGCCTCAGTAATCAGCGTTCCGCCCGTTACGACAATTTTTCCTGCGGCAAAGCTAACAACTTCAAACCAACCATTGTTTGTTGGATTGGTAGAAAAACCTGCCACCCTAATCCACTGTCCTGCAACTACAGTCGGGAAACCGGAGCCGCTATCGTTAAAGGAATTGTCGCCGACGGCAGCGTCAACTGTGGCTGCACTAAACGCCGAGTCAGTTGAAAAATCCTCATTCATCATGCCTTCTAAGTAAATATCATGAGCGCCCGCGCTGGCCTCAAAATCAAAGCCTCCGTCTGCACTCTTACCAACCTCAACGATATCGGTGGTTTGCCGATCGCTGCGGACCTCTTCCGATCTTTGCGTTTCTTTACGCGCACCGAGATTCTCACTGGTGTATCGGATTGCCTGCAATGCCGAGGCCGGGGTCGTCCCCCATGTTACCTCTTCTATGCCGGCTAACTGCACTCTACTACTGTCAGACATTTTGTGTCCTCCTAATCAATACGTTCGTTCGAAATCGTGATCAAAATATACCTTTGCATTTACTTGCCAAAATCCCTCTCCGTCGTCTCCTAATTCTACCACCTCGGCCGCGTTACAAGTGATATCGCTAAACTGTTGGCCTTCAAATATATCCAACACTGCATCAGCTATAACTCGCGCTTGCTGTGTACCTTTCTTAGCTTGCACAAAGCACTGTGCAATAATCACGCCAGGCCTTCGATAGAGTATTTTGCCTCCTGAATAGCCAGCCTCAAACGACTGCCTGTTCCTTACCGACAACCGTATGTGATCGCCTGTGGGAACTTTCCTGGCCTCGTTCTCATAGCGCACGTCTACGGACTGGTCAGCCCATAGCGTGTTCATCCGAGTTTCGATGGCCAAGTGTGCTGCCGCATGTGTTGCCATTACAGTGCGAACCTCGCAAGTTGATGTAGGTTGTTATCAATCGCTGCGTCTACCCAACCGTTCGGAGCCTGTTTGCTGGTGCCTTCCTCGAGGGAGCCAATGTAGGGTAAGTTGTTGCTAATCCAAACAGTACTGAAAGGCGCTACAGTTGCAAGCGCTCCCACTGCCTTACCTGTTTGCGAGGCCTTAATGCTGCCTTCGTTACCACCCCTATCCGTAACCACCCTGCTCGGGCTGCCGACTGAGATAACCCAGTTATTCATAGCGCGGCCTGTATCCACCGGAGTTCCGGCCACTACATCTGCAAATATATCGAAGGACAGTTTTTTGACTACTAAGGCCACATCCACATCCATCGCATCTGCAAACCGTTGCAGGCTTACATTAAACTTCTTGCGATTGCGTATCTTAATCATTCGTGGAATACCAAAGCGCTGTCGGCACCGCCGCCAACCCTAGTCAATAAAACTTTCCATAGTCCGCCAGCTGGGTCGGCCGCAAATCCTTTAACCAACCAAGTGTCGTCATCCTTCACCAGTTTGTCCCCTGTCGTTGGGCTTGTTTGCAAATCCACTGCGGGAATAAGCCCAAGCTGATCTCCGGGTCGAGCCACTTCAGTTAGGCCTGTCGGCAATTTTTCCATAGCGGTCTGGCCGACCGATAGAATAACTGCACGGACTTGGACCGTACTGGTATCCGAGTCGGAAGTAACATCTCCCGTTGTCGGATTATAGTCCGGCTCCTGGCCTTCGTGAATGTAGTCGACAGTCCCAGCGAGGTCACCGATCGCGCTGAATGCTGTACCAACCAAGTTTTGAATTGTGCTTTGCAATCCCATGGTATTATGTCCTTACTAACGGCACCGCCGCTACCTGGCCGCCACTGGCAGCCACCGATCGCAATCGTCCTAAATGAGAAATCATTTGATAAACCTCGTCAGGCACTGTAGGCACCCTATCAAGTTTATCGAATTCCAACTCAATAACGTCTACCTTCAAACGCTTGAGGCCTTCCGTTCCTGTTTCTGCTCCTCGGTCGGCCGCTATAAGAAGGCGGGCCTGCTCTGCTACTGCATCCTTCAGTTCGGTGGGTATTTCATTGCTATCAAACAGTTGGCCATCTCGGTCCAACGCACTATACCGAGGCCAGCGCAAGGCTTGCTCGATTGTGTACTTGTAACCTGTCCAGTCAAAGCTGTAGTCCAGCAAACGGGAAGCCCACACAAGCGCGGCCTCCTTAGTTGCTGTCGTAGCACCTGTCCAACCCGTGGCAAAAAGCCTCGACTCGTGGTACGAGTCGCCCTCTGCCTCTGTGGCGTAGCTATTACTAGCCGCGCCTCCTACTGTTGCATCCAATACCAGAGCCATGCCCGCTCCCTATTATCCTACTCAGCGTCTGCTGCGTTACGTCCCTCGTTGGCCGCCTGTCTTGCAAGAACTTCGGCCTGGCCTTCCTCATCGAGGTCATCAAATGTAGGAGCATCGTTGCCTGCGTCACCTTCACACGCAGTCCAAGGCAAAGTGTTACCTGCCTCCTCAGCAGCGGCATTCTCGGCCTCAAACTGATCAACGGGAATACTCATAAGGCTGGCTGGATTTGCCAGCCCGTAAACTAAAATTGTGTCTGCCATTTCGTTCTCCTGTGTTGACAATTACGTTATTCGTCGTCCGCCGAGGCCTTCTTCTTCGGGGCCTTCTTTTTGGCGCGGGTAGGAAGCTTCTCGGCCTCAGATTTCGGGCCGTGCAACTTCTTGTCGTAGTCTTCCACATTAACGACACAAGGGCGGCCCTCGGGGAGGCCGTCGCACTGCACAGTTTCAACCGGGTGATGGCCCCGTAGTACAAGGCCCTTTAATGGCGTTGGCTGGCTAGTGTCGATTTTTTGGTTTGTTGATGTCACTTCTGTCATGCTGCTCTCCTGTTACTTACGTAAAAACTGGCCGAGGCCTTCCCAAAGAAAGACCTCGACCAAACTCCTCAGTGGTGCCAACCTAGGAGAAAACCTACCCAAGCAATCTCGTCGCAAGTTCGCGTCGTACCAAGGCCGCGCCGAACAGCATGTCATAGCTGAACTGCGTTTGCTTGTGCTGACGGGAAATCTCGAGACGCAGAGAGAGACCGCTAACCGGATCGGTGGCCGATTCAATAATACTGCCAAGACCCTGTGCGCTGTCCTTCAACGGTCGTGATGCAAATGCAAACGCATCACGATGGAAGGCCAAGTTGACGACGTGACTAGCAACAACCGTAATCGCTGCACCATCGCCGGGGGCCGCTTGCAATCCGGGTGCGATCGGAATGGTGGCAGGACCTGTCGTGGCGCCGGAGTCAACGTCGGCCGTAACAACATATGTCTGTGTATCACCTGCAAACGTAATGATGTCACCTTCGAGCAAGATACCTGTCGTATCGTTCGTCCAACCATCCGTCGGAATAGAAATCGCGCCGATTGCAGGCGTGCCGTTTGTCACTGGCGTGCCGGTTGCAACGCCCTTCGTATGCGTCGGAACTTGCTGGTCCATAAACCAATCGAACCCGAGCTTGCGGTTGATCTTGCCTTCCACAATACCTTCCGCGCTGCCGCTGAACGACATGTCTTGGAAGGCCCTGTTGTTGAGCGCGTTGGCCTCAGCGTCTGGGTCAATAACAAAGCGTCTGCTATCGAGCGGAGCAAGTTGGTTATTCAAAACCTTGCGAGCACCGGTAGCGTCCGCAGTGCCAGCACCCGTCGACAAGAACGGCGTGGTGGCAGCAGTGCCAAATGTTCCGTAAACGCCCTTGTACTTACCAAGGATGAATGCGTTCGCATAGTTCACCAAAGACTTAACTGCCTCAGAGGCCTGCATCGGAATAACACCCGACATGGACTCCAAGACTTCTTTGTCTGTGAGGTGGAATGGTGCTTCGCGCCATTGATCGAGCGGTACCAATGCTTGCGTTGGGGTTACGTCGACTGAAGCAGGCGGAACCACGTTCGGCGCCACTGCTCGGTCGGCAATTGCAGACGGAATCGGAATCGTTACCGTCGTGCCCTTTTGTGCTGCTTCTGCTTCGTAGTCCCTGTTTACCAGGCGAGGCATGACAGCATTTTCGCGTAAAGCCATGAGGCCTTGCGCCAGCAGCTTGGGAGCTACTACTGAAAGATCGTTAGCCATTAAAAGGCCCTCCATTGATGTTAATTGACTTGGAATACAACGCCATAAGTGCACTGCACAAGCGGCCAAGTCCTTCCACACCGTGGAGGGCCTCTCTGTTTCACCTCCGAGTTATAGGGCGGTGTTCCTGTAGTGGCAAGAGCTCAAGCTAATCAATTAAGACAGCTTTACCTTCTGCCAAGTCTTGTATGTGCGCCGACTTAGCAGCCTCATCGCTGCGGGAAATGCGGATAATGCCATCCGAACCCTTCTTGCCGCCGGTACCACTGCCGTCGCCGCCACTACCCGTGTTCTCCATAAACAGATACGGCGCATCCTTCGCTGTGGTGGTAGCCCACTCGGCCATTGTTAGTGGTACAGTAGGATCGGCGCCATACACAGGATTGTCATTAGCATCGAGCGCCACCAACTCCCCTTTCTCGTCTACTTTCCACGTACCTCGTGCGCGACCGACTATGTCAGCAAGTGCACCCTGCACAGGTTGGAACCCGGAGGCCGACATAACCTTGCTAACCTCAGCCTCCACAAGTACCCCGGCTAGACGAGACTGGTAAGTGCCTGCCGTTGCTGTAAGTTCGGTGACTTGCTTTTGTAGGCCTGTAATTTGATTGTCGTAATCTGCCCGAAGCCGTTCTGTGCGTGTGGCCAGCAGTTCCTCAATCTTGCCGGAGTCGATGAGCTTCTTGTCCTTCAATTCATCGGCCTGCTTTTTGAGGTCGTCGAATTCCTCCTGCTCCTCCTGCGATAGGAATTTCTTTCCCTCCAATTCCTTTAGCTGTTGGGTCAGCGTAATGTTATTGGAACGGAACTCGGCCAGCCGATCATTTGCTGACGTTACTTCCGAGGTTGGCGACATGCCTTCTACTTGTAATACCCACTTGCCGTCGGCTTCCTTGTAAAAAGCCTCCAGGCCTTTGGGAATCTCTTCTTTCGATGCATACCATGATTTCATTGCTTTTCTCCGTTGGCGCACTGCGCCTGTCAATTTGACCGCAACGTGCGGCCGGTTTCAAACACGTTCTTAGAACTTCTTAGAACTCCTGTCAGCCCGCGTCAGTGCTGCGATAGCATGTCAAACGCTTAACGGGGCTGGATTGTTGTATTAGGACGCTATAGCCCTCGACAGCAGGCGTCTCATGCGGTTTGCACCTCGAACCCAGCTATCTGCAACTGGAGTCGATAAATATATACATTTTCCGCAGTGAACGGAATATGTCGGCCAGCATCTCCAGAGGCCTGCCCTTCCTCCAAGGGCTCCTCCTGCGCGACTGTCAATACAATACCGTTATCCTGCCAATCCTTCACCAACGCGGCCAGCTTATCGGAGCTAACATCTGTTAATACCATCGATGCATCATCCAACTTACCTACCACCATACCCTCTTCACGAATTATCATAGTGGTGTCAACTCCTTCCAAAGTGGTTCCATATGTCTACTAAAAAGTGTCTGCATAAATTGATGCGTCTTTGGTTGGATACGAGCCATCAACGCTCGACCGCCATCAAAATTGAAATAATGTGAAAACGATTCTGCAAACCACTCAAGCTCGTTGTTTAAAGAGTAAGAAGATTGGCCAAGGCCGTCCAAGTGCCTGTTTATAGAATGCCAATGCCTGGCTTGCTGACCCTCCGACATTATTCCACCTTTTAAACGAAGGCCTAATCTCTTGCCAACCTCTTTAGAGGCCGCACGATATTCTCCGATCATTGCCTTATAAGCATCATCCAATTCCTTTAACAATGTTTCCGATGTTGCTGATAAGGGTTCTCTCCACGCCCCGCGTCCTATAATCCTACCCCGATTTCTAAAAAGTGTGTAATCCATGTGATGGCCAAATTCGTGGGTCCATACTTTGGCGGAGCGGCCAATACTGTTACTACTCCTCATTCCAAGATGTTGCGAATGAGACCAATACGTTCCGTCTGCTCGAGCAGTATATTTACCTCCCCACGGATCTTTGAGATTGCCAAGCCTGCTGCCCATATTAAATCCCATGGCCTTACGCCGAGGCTGAGACATCAACTTGGCCAACTCTTTATTAAATCCGTTTTCTCCCATCCTACTTTGAGCCTTTTTCAAACCCTCTTCCAACTCCCGGGTCAGAGACCCCGTCTTCTTATTGACGAGTACGGTTTTCTTCAGTTGTTCCGTGGTGTTGGCCGTGCTTTGTTTGAACTGCTTAACGGTTTTGGCGGGGTTGGAAGTAAAGCCCAGTGTCTTGCCATTGCGTGGTGCAAGAAATCGGTTGGATTTAGTACTCCACGGCACAACCTTAACACCTCGAGCATTGCTGCCGTACACCTTCCACACGTTGCCCTCAGTATCTTTAAAGATGTCGCCCAGCTTGAGTGTTCGATAGTTGGCGGAATCTACTAACGGTGCTTTAGGAATACCCGTTGTCGTTGTGGTACCAGGACCTGGCAGGCCTCCACCGCCTGTCCCTCCTCCCGGAGGTCCGTCCGCAAATCTAAAAGTCTTTGCATTCCTGGCCGTTACAAATTTGCCTGTTCTTGTACTCCACGACGACAGCTTTATAGACTCGGGGGTCTTACCAATCACCTTATACGTTACACCATCCATCGAAAACACATCGCCGAGGCCTCGTGTCTTAAGCTGGTCGAACGTTAAAGTCCTTGCTGTAGGCGGCGCTATAAACGCATCCGGCTTGGCAAGCGGTGCGCGCCTTGTTGCCAGTGTCGGAAGCTTGCGCCCTATTGCGGCCGAGTCGGCGAAACCCATTTCAGCAAGCGACATTGGCCTACCTGTTTGGTCTAGTGTTTGCGACAGGTTGAGCTTGCCTTGCTTCCACAGTTTTTGCCTGGTAGGGCCTAGCACTTCTAGCTGCACGGACTTCGGCTGCGTCTTCAACCACTGCGTATAGCCCATACCTTTAGCTACCTGGCCATTCATGCTTGCCCGTGCTGCTTTCGGTGCGTTGTTGTCCAGCTTGCGTGCTATAGACTTCTGCTGCCGAGTAGCTGTAGAGGCGCCGCCTTGTGCTTGTAGCTCGGCCCACGATTTGGTGTTCGGCACCAGCGAGGATCGGCAATTAAAATGCCAGGGAGGCGGTCCCATGTAGTTACCACTACTACCCACCGGCTCAAAGTCCGGCAACGTCCACTCATCAGGCCTTGCTCCACGCGCACGGCAAATGTCGGAAGTGCGTGCATCGAGCGTTACCAAAACCATTAACGATTCGATTACATCGGTGTTGGCCATGTACGTTTCCAACCGTATGTCATTTGCAACGCTCTGCACACTCGTACGCACAAGTGCCGTGGCCTCCCTTGTACTTGCATTCATAATACCGCCGGAGAATACAGGCACGGATTTGGCCTTACCGGCAATCTCAACCATTTGCCTGGCACCTGTAGCAGTCCCTCGGACACGGCGCACAAGGTCCCCGGTACTTTCCCCGAGTAAGAACCCCTGGCGCATCTCGTCCGCAAAGCGTCGCCGTAGAGCCGCGGACTGTCGGCCCCAATGCTCGGTAGCGGGCGCCCCAAAGATCGGTGCCTGCTTGCCAAGTACTCGAAGCTGGGCAGGAGCAAGGCCACCGGAAACAATGTCCACGCCAAACAAGCTGTTGAGCTGTTGCGAGGCAAACGCATTCTCGGTAATTGCGAGGTCTCCCATCTCGCCGGCCATAAACCGATTCATGCCGGAATAGCTGCCTTTTATCATTCCATCAACTTGCTTGAGCAGGCCTTCCACTCGTACCCGGCGAATGGCAGTGAAGTCGTAACTACCTAGCTGCTCAACAAGGTTCTGCTGTAGCGTTCGCAACTGGCCTAGGATTTGCCGCCGCAACTTCGCGTCATAACGCAATAACGAAATGTTATGCCGTACCAGGCCATCGCTTATTCGATCGTTAAAAGCCATGGCCTATTCCTCTTCGTCTTCTTCTTCCTCATCCCCATCGTTGGACTTGTCTTCATCCTCGCCGAATTCGTCCACCTCGTCCAGGCCGAACTTAGCAGCATCGTCCTCAAGCGCGGCCAGCTCATCATCCTCGGTGTGCTCGTCGGGATACATGCCGCCCTGCTGCATCTTAAAGTAGTAGGCCTTAAACGAAATCTTGCCAGCTTGTAAGGCCGCCAGCAATTGTGCCAACATCTCTGGAGGCATGCCGACGCGCACGAACTCGGTGTTGAGCTGAATGGTTATAGTTCCGAGGCTTCCGTCCCACGTTGTAACAATGGCCAAGGCCTCGTTTATACCCTCGCTCGCACCATTAGCAATGCTGGCCAGTACGCTATGCTCGCCAGCACTGCGCAGCTCATGTGTTTCAAACGCCTCGGCCTTCCTTATCTGCTCCTCCAACAAACGTGCACCGAGGATTGCCATCTGCCCTTGCTTCTCCGACATAGCGTTCTCAAGTGCACTAAGGCCGGAACCAGTAAACTCCAACATACCAACCTTCACTTGCTGTGCATCCACACCAGCAATGACCCAGGCCTGGCTACTGCCAATTACCAGTTCCTGTTGCTCCGACAAGCCGACAATATAGGGCGTAGGCAATGCAGTAAAGTGGCGGCCGTGTTCCAAGTCGGCGCTTGTACGGTAATGCGACATATTCACTGAGGCCAGGCCTTCGATTGGCGGCTTCTGCTCCTCCTCATCGCTGTCACCGCTTGTAACAATCACAAAAGGTATGGCATCCATTGCGGCGCCTCGCAACGTCGGAAACAACTGCTCATCAAGCACAAACTCATCGGCGCGTGCGTTTGTACCGCCGCTGCCTGGAAGGTCTTTTTTCAAGCGCCATACTTGTACGCGGTAGATGTTGTTTTGCGCGGGATCGAACAGGATGTTTGGAGCGTCTTTCATATTCTCCAAATCCAGCAGGGCCATTTCCTTCGATACCAGCTCTAGCACGCGCCACTGCTTCTTGTCCTCAACCACAAAGCGGTCGTCCTCCTTAACCTGGCCGAACTCCTCTTCCAGTACTACGCGGGTCAGTATTTTCTTGCCATCCGCGTTGATGTCATACTCCCAGTTAATAATCGACTCGGCCGTGTACCCAACTAACCAAGGCGTGGCCGTCTGCGATATAACAGGAGGCAGGTCAGCAAGGATGCCATACTTATTCATCATCAATACTTCCTGCATAACAACTGAGGCAAAGCCTTCCAGCGATAAGTTGTTTTTGGTCATGTTGCGCAGGAAGCCTTCCTTCACAGTATCCTTGGCCTCAATTGTTGGGTCCTTGCGCATGACCATTCCAACCAGGCCTTGCATAGTGCGCCGAGTAGCTTCAAAGAACAGCGCTCGCAGCTTGTATGCTTCGTATTCGGTTTCCTTTTGCTTGTGCAACTTAGGTAGGTAGGCCGTGTCGGCTGCCTTAACAGCATACTCGCCTTCTACTGCGTCGCGCACCATAGCCCAGCGCGGCTGTAGCTTTTTGTAGATGCGGTGTTGTGCGTTTACGGTGTTCGGCATGTCGTACTCCTTAGAATCCCGATATGGTGGTGACGGTAACGGTTGGTTTGGTTACTGGATACAGGTAGGCCGTGGGATAGCCGAGTGCATCGAGCAAGTGTGAAAATTGTTTTTGCTTGAGCCGTAGCTCGTGTGTATAGGCATGCATATATTTCTGGATCTTCTTGCAGGCCGGGTCTATAGTGAGAGTCGGCCTTCCGCGACTCGGATTAAGCTTGCCATTGACTGCGTTTTCTCTGTCGCGGATTTTAGGGTTGGCTGATTTACTGATAACTTCGAATTTGGTACGCAACCATGTAAAGTCCGACTGGCCGCCAGGGCTATTTGTGCTTCTAGCTCGGCCACTAGCGTCTGGGTAAACTGTTCGGATACGGGGCTGCTTATCTCGGTCAAGGAAATTGAGGATTTGACCTTTAACAATTTCCTCGTTGGTGCCCTCGTTATTCTGCGAAAGAATGTCAACCATGTATTGCGTATCCGCGTTCTCGATTTCAATTTCGGCCACGATATGCATGTGCTTTCCGTTGACCCAGAAAACAATGGCGGCCATCGGGTCGACGTTGAAATCCATTCCGACAAGAAGTTCGTGGCCTGGATCTTCGAGCCGAACAACATTGCGTTGTTTACTAAAGCCATAATAAATTGCTCCTTTACTGAGGTTGACAAAGTCGCCATCAAAGTAGGCCTGCTTCATCCTAGCTGTATAGCCTGATAGCAGTGTGTCCAAGTACTGCTGTGGTAATGCAAGGTTGGCCGACGTAGGCACATGGATAAGGCCGATGTCGTAGCGGTCCTGATCCTCTCCCTCGCATATGTCGTACCCCCAATTCAATTGCTCTGGTGTGCCGAGTAGGCCTATCTCGCGGTGCCGTGCTTTCGGTGCACGCACTCGAGCCAGCATCTGCAAGAACACGGCCTCGTCCTGGATGAACGGCTCGTCAATGGTTGCTGTGCCTACGTTCGGACCTTTGAGGCTGTCGGGCTCCTCTCCGGAGCCAATCCATATGCGGCCGGTACGACCTCGGTGTGTAATGAGGAACTCGTTATCCGATTTGTTGTATCGGTAACGCAGGCCGCTGTCCACAGTCTTCTTACCGTCCAACAATTCGATCATTGTTGGTACCACTGTGCGCTTCGCAACCTTGTAGGAGGGCGACACCCAAAAATGAGGCTGGCCGTTGTTAAGCAATGCCATAGTGATGGCACGCTTGCTACCTATCAACGTTTTACCAGCCCCGTACCCGGCCACCATAGCCTTAATGAAGTTCGGCAAATTCCACCACTTGCGTTGATGGTGAAACATGCCGCCCTTCACAACCGCCCCGTCTTCCATGATGGGGTCGGAGTCGCGCCAGAACTTACGTACCGAATGCCGAGGCCTGCGTCGTCGGCTTCGGATCGGTACTACATTGGGCTGTGCTGCCATTACTTACCGCCGTAGCAGGCCGAGGTTATGCGTGCCTTGGACTCAGCGCACTTAATGCGTTCAACACGCCGCTCCTCTTGTAGGAAGGCCAACTCTTCTTTGAGGCGTTTAATAACAGCCATGTTGGTTACCTCACCAACCATCTTTGTATGGCATTGCTCGATAGCAAGTTCCTTGGCCTCGCCCTTATCCTTAAACGTCTTGTACAGCGATCGGTTGTGGCACTTCCAATACCAACCAAGCTCGCGTTCGCCTGCTGCAAAGGCATCGTCAGCGGCCTGCTCGAAATCACAAGCATTGGAACGCCAAGGGAAGCCGATCATGCCGCTGGCACTATCATTACCAAATGCAAAACCGAACACCCGCAAGCAATTCTCCGAGTTACTGTTCGGCACCATTATAAGGTCGGCCGGACCAGACTCGTAAGTGCTGTTTACCGACAGCTCATTGCCTTCGTTACTCGCCTCGGCCGCAGCGGTTGCCTCTCCAACTGCACTAGACACCGATTCCGCTATTGCATCAGCTTCGGCAGAGGCATTGGCTTCAAGATCCTCGTTCCTATACGTAGCAAGTGCAGGCATGGCCAATGCCAATAAGGTCAGTGTTATTACTAGCTGTTTCATTCCGTTCTCTCCTAGGTGAGGGCGACATTGACGTTGGTAACAATACCAGGCGCCGAGTCGTCCGATACAAATGGCTGGTCTACCGTCATCGAGCGTTGGCCTGCCGTATCAATAACAATCAGCCTGGCAATCCAAGTGCCGTTCTCCAGCTGCGTTATATCCAGCCCCATGGAAGGCGGTACAACCGTGTCTACGACAACAAAGTTGGCACCCGCATCGGCACTGAGGGATATTTCCACACCAGCTATCTCAGCGGCAGGAAGTGGTAGGCCGCTTTCGCGGGTGGTAGGTAGATCATAACTAATATGAGCATCTTTCATTGTGCTATCTCCACGTTGGTTACAGGGTTAGGTGGATCGGCCTGACCAAGCAGCTTGCGCCACCACGCCCGAAACCGATACCAAAATCTTAGGAACATTTAGCGACCACTATGTCGGGTTTTATATCCCCCGACCATATCACATCGGCACGCGGCACTGCATGGTGTCCGTTTACTGTTTGGTCAGCTATGCAAGGCGTGCCTGCCGGAATAGTACCGACCGGCAGCAACAAAAAGCGATCAGGCTGCTTGATCAGCGTGTATACCACAAGCTCTTCAACAGTTAGACCGCCGGGGGGATTTGGCCTGGTTGGATCTGCCATTACAGTCTTCACAGCCTCATTCGAATATATCGACTCCGTGCCGGCAGTATTGTAGGCCGTTGCCACAATGTAATAATCGCCAGCCGCCAAGTTTTCTAGCACATAGCTGGTAACGCTAGGATTGGCCACAGTAACCCCATTGGGATACTGGCCAGAGGTGTTACCGTAGTAAATCTTATAACCAGCAAGGTCGATCAGTGCGGTACCATCGTCATTGAGCGTTGGCATTGTCCAAGTCAGTGATATTGCGCCTGCAAATGCTCGGCCTGTAAAAGCACCGAACAATACAAACAACAAACAACAAACCAAAATCTTAATCGTAGTTTTCATGTCGTCGCTCCTTCCAATGTCTAGTCAAAAAATAGCTCGGCCAGGAAGGCCATCACGCTAAGAGTTAATGGCGGGTTCGGCCGAACCTCGATTGCAGGCATTACCATCGGCGGCATATCAGCATAATAAAACACCGACCCGTCAGGAAACCGTGCCAGCACCCGTCTGTAATACGTCACCTCGACAGGCCTCGGCACAGTCCCCATGTCCTCGCAGCTAATCGCTGTACGGTTTAGTGGCACAGGTATTGCAATATCGTAAACACCGACCTCCGTCCCTATGTGAACCTCATACGTGGCATTTGCAAAGGCCGTAAAGGTCAGCATACAAACTTCGCTGGTATACGTTGGATACTCGGGAGTACTGACACCCAACAATGTAACAGCCAACAAAAGCTTCATGTCGTTACTTCCTCCATAAATGCTCTACGTACAAGGTCTAAATTCTTCCGGCACTCGGCCGGGTCAATATACCCGTTACTGGCAATGAGCGGTTGTTCCATATCGTCGGGGCCGCTATAAACACGCCAATACCACAATCGGCTGTATTCGCTTTGGCAGACGACCACTGAGGACTTGACTGGAAGTGTTGCATCCATGCCCTTCACACAACAACGCTCCATCGTTGTTAGTTCGGCACCCCAACCGGAGAAGCAGAATCGGTCGACCTCTCCAGTCAATTCTTTGTAGGCCGCCCGCACTGCACGACGTAATGGTACGTCGGCATTGGATGGCAATAGCTCGCCCTCCACCTCTCCTATCTTGCATTCCCATATCCTCATGCCGCTGTATCTCCTGTAGCTGGATTCCACCACTTAAAGGCGGCCGCGTGTCTACACCTGTAGCAGGTAAGAGTGCCGGACTGATGTAAATGGAAGCGGTTATGTCGGCAGCGTGAACAAACAAAGTTGTCGAGGTGGTCTACACGGCTTTCGTGCAAGTACGGACGGCGCTTGTCGTCGCCTGCCCTCAACTTCTCTGGCTCGTAGTGCTCAAACACGCTTGGTGCGCTGCACTGGCCGCAGATAATCTCGCCCTCAGGTAATAGGCGGTGGCCTTGGTCCTTGCATGCCCCACAACCATATACCTGCTTATCGGCATCAGGCGTAGCCTCTGCACACGGCATAGCTTGGCCATTGCATCTGTTAATATTCGTTACCTTTTCCATACATGCATCCTCTGTACTGGTTCGCCTGCTTCCACATTCCGGAATGCGACGATGTAGGTGTACGCCTTATCATTGGTGTCAAAATCACTCGTCATCATTTCCGTCCATTCCCGGCCCCTACCTTTAGTGCGGTAGTCAATCGTGAGCTTGCCTTGGAACGCACTAAACCGGAGAAGCAAATCATCGGCCTCGGCATTCTCCGGCTCCACAGCCATTAAGGCAGTGCCTTCCTGTACATCCTCGATGGAAGGCCTTGCTACGTGCAGAACTGTAAAGATACCTGCACAGTGTTCAATAAAGCTGCGCCTATCCATTATTTAGGCACTATCAACTGCGGCAAGCCTTCTGCCGTCATTGCTTCCGGCATATCCGTCATCGACTTACCAATAACAGCATGATGCTGGATGGCCAGCATGCGCGCAGTGTTCAACAACGTGTTCAACGCTATGCGGATGCCTGTCGGTTGATATACCGCGCCATCGGTAAGCTTATTGGAGGCCACGCCAATCTCAGTAGGAAATAGCAACAATACATCGATGTTGGCAGGGTCGTTGTCTATTTTTTTGGTTATTACCAATACCTCGCCGGAGTCTTCGTCATCGGACTTCATTAAGGCCTCGGCCTCTACCCGATCAAAAAACTCCCCAGCATCTGGTACCACTTGCAAACGTATTACAGCGTCACTCATGTCTTACTCCCCTATGTGCTTCCAGCACAGTCCTCTGCATTCCAAAAAGGGTGGTCGCACTTAGGTTGTCTAGCCCCGATCAAAAAGCCTTCTCTCCGTATGCGACCACCCACGTTTCTCTCCTCTGTAAATACAATGCCCCGTGCCGAAGCTGGTTGGGGAACTCAGCATCTCTGGCACGAGGACTTTAGCTTTGGCCAGCGCCCTGTCGGCAGGGGCGGCCGAGGCCTATGTGCTTTTTTTAAAAATAGTCTCTGGCAGGGGTGCGTGTCAAACCACCTTCCCCTCTCCTACCATCATTCCTTCCCCTGCCTCCTACCAAATCCACGCAACCATACCAACAGTCTGCGCCATAGCGTTTTACGCGGTAGCGCAGTGTCAAATATCTGCCAGGGATTAGCTGCCAATATACCTACCTCATCATCTGTCAACATACTGTCTGAGGCTATTACAAGGTCTGTTCTTCCTGTCAGTACTTGTGCTGCTTCGCACGCCGTTTTTGTGGCTGGCCACAGTGGTACATAAGTTGCAAAGTAATCGAACGGCCAATGCCTGTGTCTACAACGATCACAGTAATATCTAGGAGCCTTGCCTTTACTGTATGTAGGCTGGATCTTCCCCCGTTCGCAATTCGGACACCTAAACATGACCGAACCCGGATAAGGCAGACATTACTCCAATGAAAATGTACCAACCTAGCAGGCCGATTCCGATAAGTATTAACACTTGTTTCAGTCGTCTCACCATCTCCATCTCCCTCGTGCTGGTTTCGGTTGTTTCGGTTGTACTTTCGGCGGCCGATAATTACGCAGTGTCGCAGACCTTCCATTTGTTGACAGCGATAGCGAAAGTGAACCGAAACTTAGACAGTGACAGCCTGCCAGTTTTCGCCTATCTTCCCGGTCGTCCCATTCCTCTGTGCCGCGTTGGATCATTGACATACCTGTCTACTGCCGTTCGCGGATACTGCCCAATAGCAATTAGACCCGGCCGACTTACTGTCAGCATTAGCAACAACTGCGCCACCAATTACAATGCCGCCTACCAATGCCCATGTCTTGCCGGAATCATATACGCCGTTTGTTGTACAGCCTGCCATAGCCAGTATGGCGATTAGGATTGTAATGAGACGTTTCATTCGATTACTCCTTTTTGGTTTTTGATTTACTTTCCTTTCTCTTCTTGCGTGGTTTGGCTTTGGCAGCATGCCGAGCGGCCTTATAATCGGCTACTCCACAGGGCTCCCATCCATTGACGTGGTCGTCCGGTCCGCACGTTTGTACTTTGAACCCGGCTGCATCATAAGCTACCAGCTTGCCGCTGCGTTCCACTTGTACTCGGACGACTGTTCCGTCGGCTGTCTTGTAGTAACTACCGTTCGTCAATTTCATTTCCTCACTCCTCAATGGGCGGCCATAACTTTACCAGGCCTCAACTTTCACTCAGGGCGTTTATAACACCCGCACTGGTAAACTTACAATCACCCCTCCCAAGTGTTACTGCTTATTGCTTGCAGGCATTAGCTCGTGGTAATGATTTTTGAACGAGTCGTTTGCATAATCGGTAGGCCATACCAGCATGTTGCGCAGGATATATTCGTCCGATAAGAATACACCGCGGGGCATTGTCTTACCTTTACTATGCATGAGGTGGTAGGCCTCATAGTATGCCGCCCACTCATCTGCTTGCTTGATAAGTGTACCCTCGTGAGGCTCGAAGTCCTTCCCCAATAGCCCTACATGCACTGCCTTTTGCATGCGTTGCTTGAGCCTCTCGATTGGCGCACGTAAGTCGAGCAGGTTAGACATCGGTGCAATAATGTCACCTATGTAGGCCTCGTGCGCGTCGTGCAGTAGCGCAGTCAATAACAAAGCATTGTCAGCCCCTGCCGACGTTTGTTTTACCCGGTTCAATACCAGCACACTATGCTGTGCAACGGTATACACGTTCTCCTTATTCGTTGCTCCACCAAAGCGTGGAATCCTACTGAGGTGCCATGCAATGTCCTCAATACATACGTCAGCAGGGTCCGGCCGACTAAGATCAATTAGTCGGCCTGTATACGTTTCCATCCTTGTGCTCACTTCCCTAACTCCCTGTTGCGTCTGTACTGCATTGTGAAGCCCATGCCAGGTACTGTGCTGCCGGGTTTCCAGCCGATCCAAAATTCCGAATAGGTTATATTTCCGGCCTTGTTGAGCTCGGGATTTATCCACACTGATCGGTAGCCAGCAAACGCGCCGTTAAACGCCCAGCGATAGGCTGACAGTATTGAGGCACCTAGCAGGCTATGCGCTTCCATTTCTTGCGTTGCCCAATTGCCGCTGTAGTTGGCCTCCCTATCGTCGAATACATACCGCAGATTATTTACCGGGTTACGTACTACATACCACCACCACCGCGGGAAGCGTTTGATGAAACCCCCTTTTGCCAATGCTTGCTCTCCCCACCAGGCCGGACATCCTTCTTCATCGTTTCCCCACAGCCATAACAGCTTCGGCCAATCATCGAACAACAAAGCAATTGGCACAGTAATAACACCCAGGAATATAAGGCCTACCGGTAAGAAAGCCTGCCACGCTGCTATGTCGGCAAACGGCCACACCATCAGTAGCGGAAAAGTGTGCAGCAATACAAGCGGAATCCAACTCAGTATGTACATGGCCTTTCTGGCCCTGCTTAGTTTAACAATCTTCATAAATCTACCTCCTCTGCATAGATGTCGAGGCCTTTCTCCTCAACCAACCATATTGGTATTTTGATCTCTACAACCTCCCTAACTCCCCAACCCAGGCCGTCCTCGAGCCCATCCAACACTTCATCGAGGTTGTCTATCTGCGAGCGGGGGATCCAAATAGGGTCGTTGACAAGATTGTCTGGATCAACAAAGGCCAAGGCCGCATCGGTACAGGCATCGCCGTTAAGTGTTAGCTCGACCACTGCATGGTCTTTCTTCTGTGACATCTCTTACGTCCTCGTATATCGGCACATCAGGCCAATGCTTTGCCAAGACCTTCTGGCAGTACGGATCAATCTCACAAAAACCCACGGTTTCCCATCCAACCCACCTGGCGGCAAGAGCAAAGCCTCCGATGCCGCTGAATAAATCAAGGTG